GCCGCCTGGGTGGTGAAGGTGACAATGGCTCATGGCGAACCGCCGTGCCGGGCTGTGGCTCGACCGCCTCGCGGGAGCCGTGTTTGTCGGTCTAGGTCTGCGCCTGGTGCTGGCGCGCTAGCAGCACGGCATTGAAGAGCCGCCGCAGCACGAAACTGCGAACCAGCGAGATGAGGGTGAAGATCCCGCCGATTCCAAGATTTTCCCCGAGCGAAACCTCGAGACCGAACAGCGGAAACACCAGCACTTGTGTCAGGACAGCCAGACCGTACCCGACGACAATATTGGTTGCCGCTTCCATGAGAGACATCCAGCGTGACTGCATGACCTCTCCCACCACTATGCATTTGACGGCGCGCAAGTTCGGATTCACTCTTTCCTGTATTCTGCCCAACGCAGAACCAGCAGGGGAGTGACCATGTCGACCCAAACCCACCTCGAAGCACTGAAGGCAAAGCACAAAGCCCTTGAGGCCCAGCTTGCGGATGCCGCGGCCCATGCTTCGTCGAGCGACCAGGAACTGGCCGCAATCAAGCACGAGAAGCTCCAGATCAAGGACGAGATCGCCAAGCTGGAGGCGAAGCTGAAGTCGTAGTCAATTGCCCAGGACGGCTCCGGTTGCGTGCTTCGCGCGTGCCGCCCGGAGGTCGTCAAAGGCTCGGTCTTCCCCATCCAGCAAGGCGGACTGGCCCGTCAGATTCTGCCAGCGCTCGACGATGACGTCGGCGTACTTGGGGTCGAGCTCCATAAGTCTGGCTGACCTCCCGGTCCGCTCGGCCGCGATCAGCGTGGTGCCGGAACCACCGAAGAGGTCGAGCACGATGTCCCGGCTCTTCGAGGAATTGGTGATGGCGCGCTCGACCAGTTCCACCGGCTTCATGGTGGGGTGCAGATCGTTCACTCGCGGCTTGTCGACGAACCAGACATCGCCCTGGTCACGGGCCCCGCACCAGAAGTGGCCCGCACCCTGCTTCCAGCCATAGAGGATCGGCTCGTACTGGCGCTGGTAGTCGGCCCGGCCGAGGGTGAAGGTGTTCTTCGCCCAGATGATGAAAGTGGACCACTTGCCACCGGCCTCCTTGAAGGCTCGCTGCAACGTGTCCAGCTCCGAAGAGCTCATGCTCATGTAGCAGGCGCCCTTGGTGACCATCAGAAGGTTCAAGCAGGTATCGTAGAGGAACTGGTAGAAGCCTTCGCCCAGGGCGTCGTTCAGGATACGGCGATCCTTGGCGATGGTCTTGTTCTTGGCCGCGTTGGCGTAGTCAACATTGTATGGCGCGTCGCAAAAAGCCATGTCCGCGAGCTGTCCGTCCATCAGCTTCTCGACGTCCGTTACCACGGTGGCGTCCCCACAGAGAACGCGGTGGTTCCCGAGGATCCACAGGTCACCCGGTTTGCTGACCGGGATCTCCGGGACGGCTGGCGCCTCGTCCGGATCGGTGAGTCCGGCAACCTGTTCAGCGCCCAGCAGCTTGTCGAGTTCGTCGGACACGAAGCCGGTCAATGCCAGATCGAAGTCGTCCAGCCTGAGGTCTCCGAACTCCAGTCGGAGCAGCTCATCGTCCCACTCGGCATTCTCGTGCGAGCGGTTGTCCATGATGCGGTAGGCCTTGGCCTGGGCCGGTGTGAGCCCCTCCGCCACATGCACGGGAACAGTCGTCAGCCCCAGGGCCTTGGCGGCCTCAAGCCGGGTGTGCCCGACGATTACCACCATCTTATCGTCGACCACGATGGGCTGGCGAAAACCGAATTCGGCAATGGACGCCTTCACGGCATCGATGGCCGCGGTGTTGTTGCGGGGGTTCCGGGCATAGGGCACCAGGCTCTCCACCGGCATGTCGGTGACGATCATCAGGCCCCCTGACCCCGCTCGAAAGTGCCCATTTTCCGGGCATTCCGGCGCAAGCGATTCAAAACAAAACGGAAAAACGAAAGGAGAAAAAACACGCAAATATCGGGCTGCGGCGGCCGCGCATATCTCTGGTTGAAAATGGGGCTCCTACCCGCCCCCCACCCTCAAGGTGGCCTCGCTGCGCCGGCCCCGCCACGGAACGGGGCACCGCTCAGCATCAATGCGATCAATCGCGACGACTCCGTCAGGATGCGCGGGTGCTGCGCCTGCCACGCGTCATAAGCCTGATCGCGCAGCATCTCCTTCGGCACCGAGGGACCCCAGAGCTGTTCGATGGGATAGCGCTCCTTGCCGGTGCGCTTGAACACGCCGTCGCCGTAGCGGTGCACTACGAAGGCGGAGCGGAAGGTTTGCGCCTTGCCCCAGATCTTCGCACGCACGCCGTATGCGAACTGCTTCGCACCGAAGAAGGACAGTGGCAGCGAGCGGCCCGAGCCCACCGTCACGGTGGACAGCGTGGCGCGGCTCGCGGTCTGCAAACGCATCGCGGCATTGACAGCACCGCGCGGGATCGATGACTGCTGGCTCAACGCCCGACGCATATGGGTGAAGGACTTCCGGCCTTCCTTGTTCAGCGCCATCGAGAAGGCGCGACGGGCTTCGCCTTCGCCAAGTCGCAGACAGGCCGCCTCGAAGCGGATCCTGACATCGTCGGCGTCGAGGAAGCGAACCCGCATGACCAGCCTCCCAAATGAAAAGCGCCCGGAGATCTCATCTCCAGGCGCAATTCCAATCTTTCAATATCGGAACTTTTAGGCGCGTCGTAGGACCGTGTCAACAGTCATTTTCAAATAAGCACACATTTTTTGCAGTAAGTTTGTTGCCAGACTCTTTCGCTTAGCGATTGGTTCTGCGAACTCTAGCCGCCGGTCCCATCCTTGTCGCGAATTTCATTCCGGAAGGGATTGTACTTCGCGCAGTTGATCTTCAGCAGGCTCTTGGCAATCAGGTTGTTGAAGTCCGATGGGTGTTCCTGAAATTCCTCGAACAGCTTCTGCCGCATGGACGGAGCCCAATTCTTGTTGATGTGCTCCGCCACCAACTGCATCGCCTCGTCTTCCAAGAACGCTTGATGGAACCTGGCGATGTCGTTCGCCATGTGAACGAGATGGCTATCCATTGGCTGCCTCCCTGGTTCAGGACGCATAAGACGCAAGGCGTACCAATCAAGGATGCCACAACTGGCGAGAGGTTCCAGACACCTTCGCGTGAGTGTCAGGCGGCCAGCATGTCCATCACACTGTCGGGAAGGTCGCCTTCCTTGCAGATGAGGACAGCCTCACCGTATTCGCCGATGTTCGGATCTCCGGAGCGCCTGAAGGCGATTGCACCGATGGCGCCCTTGGAGACAGCGCCACGTGCCTGGGCTATCGCTGATCGCTCCGACGGACACTGGATTCCCTGCTCGGCAACAAGCCCGCTCTCCGTTTCCTGGAAAGGGACCACCACGAAGTATGTGATCTCAGCCATGTTGGTACTCCTACTTGATGATCAGAACATAATAGGAACATCTATGAGAGTCGAGTCGGAAAGCTGGGACCGGCGTGCGCCGATCCCGCTATCCAGACCCAAGATCACAGCCTGAACAATCTCAGCAGTGCATTGAGAGCGACGCGCAGATTGCCGATGTCCTCCTCTCCCCAGCGCATGGCGTCCTCGTCGGTGCAGATGACGCGATAGACCAGCAGCGTCGGCCGCCGTCCCATCGACATCCTCTGTTCCCGGTCGCACGCGTCGAGCACGCTGGTGGCATCTGCGAACCGCCGCTTCAGTTTCTCGATGACCTCCTGCACCGGCTCAGTGGGGCTGGCGCCGAAGATCCCGCCATTGATCAAGACACCAGCAACGGACTTGGGGCTGGGCGACGGCAACCCCATGACGGCCTGGTGCTGCACGTAGAGTTCTCCGAAGACGATCCCCGCCTGGTACTGCTTCTCGCTGATGAGTTCACGGAAGGCGAGCCGGCCTAGCGCCGTGCCAAGCCGCTCGTCCTTCGCTTGCTTGGCAGTGACACCGAAGTGCCTCCGCCTTGCTTCGATCACCGTACTCATGGCGTCCCGCTCGGCTTCGGCACGGACACGCTTGCCACACGCGTAGCGCTTGCCAGGCTTCCTCTTGCGTCCTGCCACCATTACCGCATCTCCTTCGATTGAGGGCGCTTGCCGTAGAGCTTCTCGCCCAGTTGCTTGATGAGTTCGCGTTCCACCCAGGTCAGACGCTGGTCATCGAGCGAGACGGCGAGCAGGCTCTGCCTCAGCCAGCCGTCGCGCTTGATCTCCTCTGGTGAACTGCGCTGGCCGCCATAGCCGCGGGGAAACCACTTCATGAGGTCACCTCGCGCAGCAGGGCGGCATAGCCACAGACATCGATTGCCGAATCCTCGTGCGTCGGATCGTGCGCGAGGCGGGCGAGTTTCAGATCCAGGAGGCAGAGGACCACCTGCGCCGGCGTGATCTCGCGGCCCAGTGTCACCGACCAGCGCGTGGCGATCGCGGCCATGGAGGTGCCGGCGTCACCGTACATCGCACTGCGCTCGGCGATGACATTGGCGACGTGCTTGAGGAACATTTCCGCGGGGCTGCTCATGCCATGCCTCCCGCGGTCTCGATGGCCCACAGGAGAATGGCGATGGCGTCGGCCTCGTTGTCATCCGCTGGCTCGAAGCCCCTGGCTCGCACAGCGGCGATCATTGCCGCCTTGTCCGCGTTGCCCTTGCCGGTGGCATATCTCTTGATGGTTCCAACCGGCACTCCCTGGTACGGGATGCCATGCCCCTCGCACCAGGACGTCAGGGTGGCGAGTAGACCTCCAAAAACATGTGCCGCGTCGGTGCCGATATGCCGCCGGACTTCCTCGAAGTAGACGGCATCGATGCCGCCAGTGACATCGAGGGTCTGGTCGAGCCACTTGCCGAAGCGGAGGTAGCGCATGCCGCCGCCTTCGTAGCGCGTGGGACGAAACTCGGCGGTGCCGTGCAGGATCCGGCACCGATTGTTGCGGATCGCCCACCCGGTCGTGCTGCCGAGGTCGAGGGCGAGGATGGATGGAGTGGACGGGTTTGGCCTGGCTGCGAGCGCAGGAAGGACTGCGGCTACCATGACGATGGTCTCCTTGCATGAGATGGATTGACGATGTGGTGGACGGCGGTGCTGGCCTCAGGGCGGCCGCGGAAGGCGGACGTCAGTCATCCATCACCTCCCGCAGCCAATCCGGGATTGGCTTCACTTCAGGCAATGGCGACTGGGGTGCGACGTGAGCAGAAGGCGCTCGTGAGCCTTCGGGGAGGGTTTCACAAGGCTCACCAGCAGGCTCACCATCACAAGTGTCTGATTGGACTGAGGTTTGTGAGCCTCGTGAGCCTTGTGAGCCTTTTCCGGGGTTTTCATTATCATGCGCGCGTGTGCGCGTGCGCGCGTGCGTAAGTGTTAAAAAAGGTTCACGAGGCTCACGAGGCTCACTTTCACCAATCGTTTCAGTGGCTTCCGAGCGTGAGCCTCGGTTTTGGAGGCTCACGGCGCCATCCAGAGGCTCACGGATTTGGCTCGTCGTTCCCGACACAACCGGCCGGCCTGCCAGTTGCAATTGCCATTTCAGCGCGCCTTGCAACCGCCGAGAGTCTCCTAGCCTGAGGCTCACATCACCGATCTGGAACACGCGATCCCGCATCCGCTTGATCGAACTGCCCAGGCTCGTCCTGCGCGCCTGCTCGCTTGCTCCAGAAAGGCGCAGCGGCGGGTCGCAGAGGATGGCAGTTTCGAACAGATCAGACGTGCCGACTTCGGCCGTACCGAAGCGGTCCCACCACGCGGCAATGAACGCGCTCCACGCCATCCCTTCGCTGTCGGAGGCCGACATCATCTCATCGAGGTTGCCCAGGAAGCCGTCGATGCCAGCCGTCTCCAGAATGCCGCCAATGACACCGGCCCAGTTCTCATAGGAGCCGATCGTCTTGGGCCCGCGCGGTCGCCCGACGGCGATCCATGCCTGGCAGAGCGTCAGGCAGGCCGCAACCAGCCGCGCCCTGTTGGCGCGCACCCAGGTCATGAGATCGGGGTGCCGGAAGCTCCCGCGTTGCCACGGACGCTCGACATGGGCATCGAGACGGATGCGCACCAGGCGGCGTGCCATCTCGTTCGAGAATTCGGGATTGTTGCCGGTGGCGATCCAGACGCAGCGGATGGGAAGGCGTGCCATCTCGGAGGCGCCGAGAATGCGGTCCTCCCAGAAAGGGGCGGTGAGAGCCGCAGCCACGGCCGAGCTGTCCAGCTTGTTGCGAAGGTTGTCGATGAGCAGGATGGAGGGAACTTGCCGGAGCTTGGCGGTGACGCGCTTGCGCCATTCCTCGTCATCCCTCCCTTCCGTCATCACGCTGGCGCCGCTGCCGGTCAGAATGGTGGCGATCGAATCCACCATGAGGGTGGCGCCCGTGCCGGGTGTCGGCTTTTCGATCAGGTGCAGCGGCGTGGGCCCGTCGATCATCGAGCGGACGAAGCCGAGGAGAAGCAACGCCACGGCATGGGCCATCTCGGACGGCAAGACGAAGGGGAAATCGCCCAGAAGGTCTTCACAAATGAGAGCGCGGGCGTCGGCAATCTGTGCCGCCGTGGGGCGCTCCGGAATTGCGGGAACAGTGAAGCCGGGCGCTGGCTGATAGAGGAGCCGCGCATCGGGGTGATAGCCAGGGCTGGTGAGCAGCTTGCCGTTTCGCCCGAATACGGGGGTGTTGACGATGCCCATGAGCACCGGGAGACCGGGATCGGGGGTCGCGAGGACGGATTTGACGACGGCCACAGGTGGCGGCGCTGAGACCACCTCCCCCTTCGCATTTTCGCGAACCCAGACGGCAAGCCGCGCCAGCATGTGGCGCAGCCGATCCTCGTTCAGCGCGGCCGCCACCGGACGCCCCTCGTCGTCCGGCACCACCCAGGTGGGCAGACCGGCATAGCGGAACAGCCACGGCGTCCGGTTCGATGCCAGGAGCAATCCCCAAACCCGCTCCACGGCCCGCGCCAGATCGCCCTCGTCGGCGCGCATGGTGGGAACATCCTTCCCGTCGCGGAGAAAGTTCACCGGCCGATGCTGGCCGATGTCGGGCGCGGCCTCCTCAGGCCTCGGTAGCGCTGCGGTGATGGCCGCCATGACGGCCTGTGGCCCTGAAGCAAGAAGCAGGTCGTTGAAGTCCTGCCCTGCCTGTGGCGATATAGCAATGACTGCCTCCCGACCCTCCATGCGCAGGTGACGTGCAGCGGTTTCAGCGGCGCGAAGGCCAGCGCCGGACCCGTCATGGTCGGCGAGAATGATGACCCGCGTCGCCTCCGGCGGAAGTTGCACCTGCTCCAGGCCCGAGGTGGAAAGCGTTGCCCAGACAGCGAGCCCGGGACATGCCTTCATCACAGCGAGGCCGGTTTCGATGCCTTCGCAGATGCCGAGCGCCGTTTCGCCCTTGAAAGGTGCCAGCCGCACGGCGCCGCCGGCCACCCTGCCCAGCATCATCCGCGGTTTTGCAATCGCGGCCTTGGCGACGGCTCCGTCGGATCCTTCCTCGAGATAGGTGCGATGCAGACCGGTCACCTCACCTGCCCGATCCCGCACAATGCCAATCATGGCCGGGAAGCCGGCCTTCTGATCCCAGTGGGTCAAATCTGGATGGAAACTGAGGTCCGCACATTCGGAGACCACAAGCCCGCGACCGGCAAGGTAGCGTTCCACCGGCGTGCCTGTGACGGGCATGGCGCCGGACATGATGTGTGCGATCTCCTGCGCGGCATCCCGCTTCGCCACGGACGGAGCGGCCGGCGGCGCCTTGCGTTCCGGTGCACCCGGCGCCACGCCGGCAATCTCCGCCGCCTCCAGGATCAGCGCCGCACCATCAAGGCCTGAGGCCTTGCTGATGGTATTGACGGGTCCACCGCCCTGATCGCCGTCAAACTCATGCCAGTCTCCGGCATGCGGTCCCTTCAGGCTGATGACGCAGGAGCCGTTCTTGCGCGGCGCACGCCCCTGAATGTCAGCGAGACGCCATTCATCGCCCGCACGGCGCCCGTTGGGAAACAGCTGGGGAACCCAGCTTTCCGCCGTGTCGCGCAGACGCCGGACAATCAGGTCCATGTCGAAGCGCGGCGGTGTGACTGCCAGCGGCTTCACGTCATTGAGATCAAGCAAGGATCACCAGCCCCTTCTCGGCGCGGGTGATCGCCGTGTAGAGCCAGCGGTTGCGGTCTTCTGCCGTGCGGCCGATGCCGTCATCGAACACGACCACATTGTCCCAGGAACTGCCCTGCGCCTTGTGAACCGTGATGGCGTAGCCCCAGCTGGTCTCGACGAGGTTGCGGCGGATATAGGCGTCCCGGCGGCCACGGTCGGGATCGAACGCGACATGGTCGTCATATTCCCCGCGCCACAGGTTCTGGCGCTCGGAGATTTCCAGGCCATCCTCGGTGTGCAGCACGGCGCTGAAGTAATTTTCATTTCCTGCCTCGTGACGCACATCGTGCAGCGACAGGAACATGCCGTTGATGAGGCCGAGGTCGTGACGGTTTCTCAGGCAGATGATCTTTTCGCCGGATCCCGTCGGAAAATCGCTCCCGAAGCCCGCGGCGCGCTTCATCGTGCTGTTCAGCTGGCGCCGCGTGACGTTCATGCCGCACAGCACCTGCCCACCCCGCAGCATCTGGTCGGGCCCGACATCGCGGCGTGGCATCTTCCAGACATGGGCATCGTGCTCGCCATAACCGATGGGTAGCCCCTGCCGGGCAAGCGTGGCCAGCCGCAGGATGGCGCTGTCGCCCGCCTGCCGGTGAACCTCGTCCAGCATCACATCCGGGGCGGCATTGGTGAAGGCGCCCTCGCCCCTGATCGGCGGCAGCTGGCCCGGGTCTCCCAGCACCAGGATCGGCTTGCCGAAGGCCAGGAGATCATTGGCCATTTCCTCCCCCACCATGGAGACCTCGTCGAGCACGATCAGGCTGCAGTCACGGACCAGCGACTGGCTGTTGAGAATGAAGCGCGGCTCATGAATGTGCGCGAGGCGCAGTTCGAGCTTGGTGACCTGCATCCGCGCGAAGGCGAGTTCGCCCGGGCCCATCAGAAAGAGCCCCGCCTTGAGCTGCGCCAGCTCCTTCTTGACCCGCTCGATTTCTTCCTCGGTTGCCTCCGAGACGCGGTAGATCAGGCTGTGGATCGTCGAGGCGGGTGTGCCCTTCCGGGTCATCACGAGGGCTGCCTTGCCGGTGAAGGCGGCGAACTGCACTCCGCCCCAGCCGCGGCCCTGGTTGATGGCAAGCCCCAGAGCCTCGATGATATGGCGGGTGATGGTGCTCTTTCCGCTTCCGGCATAGCCAAAGAGCCTCGCCACCTGCTGGTGCTCCGTTTCGTGGCGAAACCAATGCACGATGCGTTTCACAGCGGCATGCTGCTGTGGCGTTAATTGTACGTCGCTCATGCCGCGACCTCGTAATCCTTGACCACGCCGCCCCGGCTCATGTCGCCAACCTGACATTCACGCACGAACACGCGCCGGCCGTCGGCGAGACTGCGCCAGTGGCCGCGGCGGATGTGCCAACGGGGTGATGCGTGGGTGCCACCCAGACTGGGAGATTTCGGCTTGACCTGACCGGGATCGACGCTGACCATGGCCCAGTTCCATCCCGTAACCCCTGCGCGCTCCAGCTTGCGCCGGCGCATCCGGGGAACCTCCCGGGTTGTCGTTTCCGGGTTCGAAGCCAGTATGCCCAGCGCCCGCCATACAATGCCTGTCGCCGCCCGCGCGAAGTTGTCCCAATCGTCTTCACCGGTTTTCGGGTTCAATTCGACGTCGGACGCTCCCGGCTCGCAGAACCGGGCATGGACAAGAATGTCTGTCCACTTGCCGATGATCCTGTCACGCTGGAAATATGCGCACTCGACGCCATCATCGCTCTGCCGGGCGTAAACGACATGAGATTCAATCCGACCGTCCCGGTTCGGTACTTCGAACATGACTTCCGCATGCGGCAGGCGCGGAAGTTCATCCATCAGCGTCCGTGCTGCCTGGTCGACCTCATCCGAGTCGAAAG